TCAGGCAAATCGGCGATTATACGCATACATTTCGCCCAGCGCACCAACCAAGGTAAACCGCTCGCAGTCAGTTGGAACGGGGAAGCGATCGCGTTCCTGCGGAACGGTCGGGGCGAACCCACGCATCGAGTAAAGACGCATGCGGAGCGTCACCCACGGATTGGGAGAACCCGACGTCCCAATCGATTCGATCCAGTACATCGTGTTCGGTTCCTCCTGCAGATAGACGATTCGCTCGGTAGCGGTCGTCTGTACGCCAATCACGAAGACCTGGCTCGGAGGGTAAATGGTCGCCATTCGATATCCGGCCAGTGCGCCTACCGCGAGCAACCCGGCGGTCAAGCAGATCGACATCACAACGACCCTACGAGTGATGCGACGGTGTTTTGCCTGGTTGGCGTCGTGATCGGAATCTTTCGTCATGTTACGGCTTGTCACTTTCCTGTCCTCGCGGGATTGGAAATCCATATTAGCAGGGGCTTGCGCCCGTCCCCTACAGCCCACCTTGAGGTCCCGCCAACCCTATGAAGATTTCCCGTTTCGCCATCTTCGCCGTGGGAAATATCATCGTCATCGGCATGGTCGCAGCGCTCGCCTATCAACATGGTTATACCGCCTGCTACCAAGAGTTGAACCATCACAATCGCACCGACGTCGGCTACCTGATGAAGCCGGGCGACTACACGATGGTTATCCGAGACCCCGAAAAACAAAACGTGCTGCTCGAATGCCAGCTGATCGCGTCCGAGCGCGGAGTGCAACGGCTGAAGGCGCTGGCGGCGAAGAACGATTAAACACCAGCCCGCAGCGCGAGGGAATGCGGCATCTATTACGTCAAGGTAGGCGGCGCCCAAACCTCCTCAACTCGGCGACAGATCGTAACTCCTTCTTCATCGAACCGTCCGCCCCTTCCCGATCCGCTCGCCTATCAGTCCGTTGATTTTCTCGACGGACTGCTAGTGTTTCGTCTACCGCACTTCGCTTGCCCAACAATTTAAGTATCGTATCTCCAGCACTCCGGTCGCTGCGTTCACCACATGCAACCGATCGCCTTGTTCGATGCTTACAATCGTTGTGCCGGAGACGGTGGTGAAGTACGAATCAATCTCTTCAAACTGGGCCCAGTTTTCGGGACGCACATAAATCCCTTCCTGCCAGTCGAGCCGAAAGATGCCGCTCTCGTCGGCGGCCAGGTCGGTCTCGCGATTTTTCGCAAAGTCAAAGCCACTCCGTTCGACCAGCAAGCCGAGCGTCATTCCCCGCACGTCGACGCCGGCCTGAACCGCTTTGATCGAGGCGGTAAAGCCGATCTGGTAGACGCCGCCAGCGCGACACTCTAGCTGCATCGCTCCCTTGTCAGCGGCGGCGATCGGCGTTTCAGTATCGCCGGGCTTTGCCGCAGGTAGCGCCGGCGTACCCCATTTCACTTTCGCCAAGTCGGGCAATCCGCTCGGCGCGATGGTCTCGTCGTAGGCGCGATAGGCGAAGTGCCCGCTGCTCGACAGCAGCGGCTGAGTCGCGCCGCCGGCCAGCGACGCCCGGTTTGTCTCCAAGATCAACCCGGCGCCCGCATATGGATAGACCAACTGCCGCCGCAGTTCTTCCGTCTTGAAATAGCAGGGGGTCGACGCATAGGCGGGCGTAACCCAACCCACCCGAAACTTCTGCTGCGGATTGGAAGGATCGCGGTATTCAATCGGCGGACAACCGGCGAACCCCAGAAAGCGATAGGCCGAACCGCCGGCGCCCAGCGCAAAGCTGCCATCGGTCGGTCCCAGCAAGACCTCAGGCCGCACCTGTTGGCGATGATCGATCTCGCCGCCATCGTCTTGGCGGACCAGCGCTTGCAGCACGCCTGCTTGCACGCAAGTCCCGCGTTTGCGAGCCGGGACCGCTTGCGGACCATTCACGAACAATAGAGCCGCGTCTTGCATCTCGGCATGGGCGGCGTCGACCGGCGCCAGACTGAGCGCGGCGTCATCGTCCCGCTTTTCGACCGCGCTCATCTTGAAACTCGAGCGGGGATCGATCGTCGCCGGGGCCATCACGCCAAACGGCGGAATCTCGCGCCATCCGCGATTGACGAACGGCAGCCAACGCAATGCTGATTTCATCGATTGTCTCCTTGTTGTTCGCGGCGACGTTCGGTGCGGGCCACTTCGACCATCCGCTCCAGCAGCCGCCGTTCGCGATAGCTCATCTCGATCAGTTCGTCTTCTCGATTGCGACTGGCGACCGTCGTGCCGCGACCGCTGCCGCCAATCGCCCAGGTCACCTGGCGAATCGCTCCATCCGGCTGAATCGGCCAAAAGCCGTCGTACGTCAACGTGCCCGGCTGCGACGCTTTCAACTCTTGGGCGGCGGCGGCCAGATAGTACTCCGCATGGCGCTGCACCTGGTCGTCATTGGCGATCACCTGGCTCGTCTTGTGATTGACGTAGACCTCGCGGCCGATGTCGTTGCGCAAGATGATCTGTTCCGCCTGACGGCGAGCGCGCTTCTGCGGCGCATATTCAAACCGGACGACGCCGCGGGTTTGCTTGGCGCGGCGGCGGCACGCGATCCGCAGTTTCAATCGGGCCGGCGACACTTCGTAGTCGTCCTCGCGCTGACGAAACAAGTAGACCGGCTCGGCGAAGATCACCAGGCCCCGCTCTCGATCAATGCTGAAAGATCGCGTGTAGAGATCCTCCGGCACGTCGTTGAGATTCGGATCGGGATCTTGGCGCTGGCGAACCTGCGGAAAGGTTGACGCTCCCTTTTCAAACAGCCCGTACACCCACGCGGGTCGACGCCGCAGCGTCTCGTCCGGCAATCGATCGGCTTCGACCTGGTAAGGCAATAGCGGCAACACTTCGTCGATCCGCTCGATCCTGTTCTCCTGAATGGCCGGATCACCAGGGAGCGTCAGCTTGGGTTGAATCTGGTAGTACTTCCAGACGCAGCTTTTCGCCAGTTCCCGCTGGTTGGCGACGACGTTGCCCAGATCGTCGACCGGCTCTGTTTGCCAACCCTTTTCCGGCGCATAGCTGACGTCATCCAGCGGCACGATCTCGCCGTTGGGTTCGACAGCGACCGGCGCGAGATCAAAGTCGGCCTGGTACAGCGTCGGCGCCGCGACAAACTTGAAGCCGGTCGGCGCTTCCGGCGGATCGTAGACCGCTTCGCCGGCGATCGCGGCCGGGCTTAGCGAAAGGTTCGCCCCTTGTCCGGCCGGCTCGACCGCCACGCGGCCGCCAATCTTCAGCACCACGCGACAACCGCACGCATCGGCCAAATCGGCCAGCGCGAGCGCCGGAACCTTGTAGTCCCAATTCACATAGGGCCGCAGCCGATCGGGCATTGCCGAGACTTCCCCCTTCTCTCCCAGCGCGTCAAGACAAAGCTGCGCCAGCTCTCGCGGCGTCTTCTCGGTCTCGGGCACAATGATTTTCCCGTCCGGCGAACGGACGTTGTACTCGCCCGAGATCGCGCCGAACCGCCACGCCCAGCGTTGGTCGAGAATCTCAAACCGCAAACGCGCTCGCCCGGCGTAGTCGGTTTCGGCAGTTACCGCCTCGACGCGGCAGTTCGGCATTTCGATTCGCGTTCCGGCATATCGAAACGTCGCCGTTCCCACCGCCGCCGGCTCGGCCGCGCCCGGCAACGTGCGTAGCGTGATGCGGCCTGGGCTGACGCCATGGGCGAGCGTGTAGCGCACTTCGACAAAGTCAGACACGCCGGGAAAAGAAAAACTCGCTTCCGGAATCGTCATGTTCGCATTCCTATTCCAAGGTTCCCTCGCAGTCCCAACCGTCGTCGACCAGCTGCCTGATCGCCCCCTTGGCCGCCGCCAGGCGAGTAAGGCGCTGGGTCGTCTTCGTCAAACGTCGCGCCGCGTTGCAACGTGCCGGTCGCCCCGCCGAGGGGCGAAACCGCGTCAGCGACCAGCGGCCAATATCCGATCAGCCCGTCGGCGATGCTGGCGGGCGCCGTTTTCAAGGTGACGATTTCCTCCGGCGACAAGACGCGACCGTAAACTTGCACATGGGCGATCTTCCCTGGCCAATATCCGCCCAAGCCAGGCACAGCCCCCACGCAAAAGCTGACGCTGCCGTTCAGGTTGTTGCCGTTGGGGGTGGGACAGTTCGCCCGGGCCGCTTCGACGCCGTCGGCGTAAACGCGCACCGCATCGGTCCCCAGACTTCGGTCGATCGACGCCGCCATCTGCGTCCACGCGCCGATTGGCGGCGCGTAGTTCGCGTTCGGCGGATAGACGCCGCTGATATTCAGACGCCAGCCGGACGACGCCATCCCAAAGATGTACCCATTGCTCCAATCGCTCCACTTTGCGACCACGTGCCGCGTACTTCCGGCGACGGAAATCAACGGATTCACATGCGCGACTATCGTTCGATCCTCGGTGAACATGTCGAGCACGTCGCCGAACGTGACGTAGTCCGACGTGCCATTCAATACGAGCGCCATTTACCCACCTGCGACTACTTGTAATAGATCTTCAGCAACACGTCCGCGGTCGTCTCGGTGACCAGCCGCAGCGCCGTCGCCGCGGCGCCGATCACCGGAAAATATTCGGACGCGTCGCTGGCGACCGCTTGGCCGTCGTCGTCGTTGGCCGCGTCGTGTACGACGATGTCGGCCGAGGGCGCCACGACGTCGATCTGAATGATCTCCGCTTCGGTCTTGCCGCTCGGATGCGCGTAGCTTTCGGTCGTTAGCTTCGCGGCGATCGATTCCAACTCGTCATCGACCGCGACCGAAACCATCTGCATCGCCGCCGCGTAAAGCGTGACGCTCACTGCTTCCTCTCCTTCTGCGGGCAGCCCCCGCGAAATGATGATGTTGCTTCCCAGATCGGCAAACCGGGACGTCCCCTGAAATTGGAGTGACAGATAGCCGTCGACGTTGACCACCTCGGCCGCATCGATCACGCTGGCTGCATCGCCGTAGACCGAAATCACGCTCGAGACGGTCTTGGGGCGCAGATCGCCGTCAAAGATCAACCGCCCATCTCCGCTAACGACGGCGCCAGTCGCCAGCGTTCCGGTCGACCAATAGTAGAAGTCGCCTCCTTCGAGGATGAGCGACTCAACGCCATCTTCCCCTCGCAGTTGGACCTCGCCGGCGGTCGATCGGATCGACGCGATGTCGGTACCGCTACGGCCAGCGATGATCAGTTCGCCCCCGTTCTTCACGATGTCGCCAACCGTCACGTCGTCTCCCAGATAGACGAGCGCATCAGCCTGGCGGCTGCTGAGAAAGCTGACGTCCAGCGTCGCCAAGACTGCCGACTGATCTCCGCCGATCGCCACGCCGACCGTTCCCTTGTAAACGGTCAGCCCGTTCTGCTCGTGCGTGCCAATCCACTCGACGGCATACCCCGCAGTTGACGCAGGCGAACCGGCGTTGAACACGGTCACCGTCGCCTGCTCCGTTCCATTGTCGAGCCGGATCTGCGGCGATCCGCTTCCCTCCCCTTCTCCCAGCCGCACCGTCGTCGCGCCAATCGCCAGATGGGTCGGCAGGTACTCATGGAAGCCGGCGCTATGCATGTCGGCCAGACCGATCGAGCCGGTGAAGCTGGCCCGCACATCCAAGCTGCTAAGCGTTACGCTCGCCTGATCCAGTCCATACAGTAGGCTCGACGCCGAGTTCTCAATCCGCACATCGGCGCCATGGACCGGCACGGCGTTCTGGTCCCAATTCGCCGGATCGCTCCAGTGGTGTGGTCCGGTCGCCGCGATCGTCGTGGTAATCGTCAACGTTTGCGAATCGTCGCCGGTCAGGTTGTCGCCGTCTCCCAGAAGCGTCGCCACATTGGTCGCGCTGAGGCTGCCGGCAAACTCGACGATCCACGGGCCGCCGGACGCGCCGGTCACCGTGACGGCATCGATGTTGGAAAGATCTTCCAGGGCCGTCTCGACCGCCGACGACGACGCGGCGAACGAGATCGCCGCCGTCGTCTGTCCCGCATAGGTCAGCGTGAACGTACCGCCGGTGACGCCAGGCGAAAGGCTGACCGTTTGCTTCTCGTTGATCGGGGCGGCGGCCAGCTGGGTCTTCTCGACGACGCCGGCGCCCCCGGTCAGATTGCCGCCATCACCGCTGATCAGCGGAACGTCCTGGGCGGCGAGGTCGCCGGCAAACTCGATCGTCCAGTTCGGCGCGCTGCCGCCGACCGAAACGTCGCCATCGCCGATGTTGGAGAGCGCTGCGAGCGCCGCTTCCACCGTCGCCGCCGCCGCGTTGTAGGGAAGCGCCGCGGTCGTTTGTCCGCTGTAGGTCAGCGTAAACGTTCCTCCACTCGGCGATCCGGTCAAGCTGACCAGCTGACGCTCTCCCGTCCCGGCGCCATCGCCGTTCTGCAGCGTCGTCACCCCGCTGCCAACGCCGTAGCCGGTATCCTCCAGGAAGGCGATGCTCCAATTGGTACCTCCGAGCGAGCCGGTAAACTCGACGTCGTAGACTCGCTCACGCAGCGCCGAGGAGACGAGCGCAACGTTAACGTTCGCTTCGTTCACCGACGCATGCTCTTGCATCGCCGTTTTGAATTTGGCGGCCGTATCAAGTTCGCTGAAGTCCTTCCAACGAAACAGATAGTTGTTCGCAACCCCAAAGGAGCAGGCGTATTCCAGCGGCGTGCCCGATGGCGTTGCCGCACTCTTGCTCACCGTAACGCGGACGATTTCGTTGGTACCGGCCTGGCCTTTGACCGTCTCGACGACGCTGACCGTCCCGGCGGTCAGACTCGACGCGTCCAGAGAAATCAGCGATACGTCGCTGTTGGCGTACGCCTGTTTGAACTCGACGCTCCACGGTCCGCCGCTCGAGCCGTTTACCTCGACATCGCCGCTGTCGATGTCGGTCAGCGCTTCGAGCGCTGACTGCACCGTTGCGGCGGCGGCGTTGTAGGCGATGGCGCTGGTTGTATCGCCGTCCAGCGTCAAGGTAAACGTACCGCCGGTCACGCCGTCCGGCAGCGTGACCTGCTGTTTTTCATTCGCGCCGCCGTACGCGCTGGTCGTCGTCGCGACCGTCACTTCGCCGAGCGAACCGTTCGACGCGTCGGCGGTCACCACAAACGGGCGACCGTCGGCGGCGCCGGTCAGCTTCAAGTACGGAGGGGACGCGTCGCTCACCACTTCGGCGGTGATATCGGCCAGCTCCGGCACGCCCGACGCTTCGATCGCGGCGACCAATCCTTCGTAGATCGGCACGACCGAACCGCTGAGCGCCGTAAAGCGAACCTCCTTGCGGTTGATCGACAACGTGCAAACGTCGCCCGCTTCGACGAACTCGGCGGTGACCTGAACCACTTGCGCGCGGGCCTGCGCGTCACCTCGCCATACAAATAGCGCCATCTTGTTCTAGCTCCGTTGCGTTACGCAAAATGAGGACGTCCAGCCAACGGACGATCCGCCTGATAGCGAACCTCCCAGCTGAGCGAGAAATCAGTAAAGTGGCCGCTTGAGCGCCGCTTGCCGCCGCCATAGGTCAGCCGCGGCGCTTCGACCGCATATTGCTGCGGAAAGAGAAAGCCGGGGAACGTCGGATACTGCCGGTATCCAACCGCCGAGCCGCTTTGCACGGCGTGATAGATGGTCTGCCGCCGCGTCATCTGGGGGCGAGGAGGACCGAGCTTCGTTTCGGTCCAATCAATCCGCCGATCGCCGCCCGAAAGCGCCAACGTTTCGCGAAAGTTGAGCAGCGCCGTCTGCGCGTCTTCGATCGGAATCTCCGCTTCCAGCGTCACCGCAAAGGTCCGCTTGGTCGCATACTCGGCGCCGCCGCCATTGGGAAAGTCAGGCCCACTTACCACCCGCACGCCGCCAATCGCCTTGCTACCGGGCAATACATGCTGGCTGGGCGTGACCCCGTCCGACAGGAGCAGCGTCGCGTCGAACCCGCGCTGTCGATACGCCGCTTTGAGCGCAGCAATCTTGGCGTCAATGTCATCTTGCCCGCTGCCGGTGACGATCCCTTGAATCTGCCACGTATGCAGCTGAGCAAGCGGAATGCCCCCTTCGCTGAGGACTGGACGCTGTGTGATGGCGAGCTGTGGGCCGCCGATCTCGTGCGTGTAGTTGCCGATCTTTAAATACATTGCTTGGGTGTTCTTTCGTTGGTATTCTGTTTCAAAAAGAGAAATGAAGGATCAACAGGGATCGAAACGTGAAAATTTCGGACGAGAACAGTAATTTCGCCCTCTTTTGTTATGGGTTGTTTTTGTGGGCGATCTTCGGCGGCGCGCTCTTCAATTACGGTCTGCAATCAGGGTAATTTTCCATTTCGGTAGCCGTCTTTGTCATAACGATCCTACTGCTTTTTATTCTGTTGAGATGGCTTAATCGATGGGCCGCTCGAATCTTGGCCTGCATCTTGTTGGCGTTGTCCATACTTGTGATTTGCAGGGCCGAGACAGACAACGTTAAGCTCCTCGCTGCGATTGCCACGGTGGTCTTTCTGGCTGCATTGAATGCTTTGAATGGAGTCACCTACAGAGACCTTCCTTGGTACCGTGGTGGGCCTTGGCACGAAGATCTTTAGCGTTGACGCACCAACGCCAATGCTTGTTTATCCGATCTCCGAAGACGACGACGCCGACCTCAGCGAGACCTGCTCGCGACAAAATCGGCCAGGCGTTTATTCAATCGCCATAGGATTACCTGTTCGCGTTCGGCCAGTTGCGTGTTGATCTGCTCCGCGATTCGCTCGACCAATTGGTCGACGTCTTCTTCCACTTTGACGATGTACTCCCGCTGCGCTTTCACTTCGACCTGTAGCGGGCGTTGATTGGTCGTTGCGGTCGAGTCTTCGACGGTTGGCGATGAGGTTTGGGCTGTCGGCGTGGGGCGCGACGTCTCCGCCGCAGCAAAGTTACGCTTGGCGGCGCTAGTCACAGCTGGCTGTGTGGCCGCCGTTTGCTTCGCGTCCCGGCGCGGCAGTTCCGGCGGCTGGTTGAAAGTCCGGCGCTGTTGCCGCTCGGTCTCGACAACCGACTCGCTCTCGATCCGCCTTCGCCGTTCCGTTTCTAACCGCATCACTTCGGTCGCGTCACGCTCCCCTCCGGCGATCGTTTCGCGGATCTCTTTTTGAACGTGATCCAATGGATCCACGCCCAGCTGCAGGGTGTAACGTAAGACTCGTTCTTCTTCCGGATTTGTCATCGTGCTTCCCTATGGGGCGCCCCTGAAACTCCTATGGCGCCATGCTCTTATCGCGTCTTTGCGAGGAAAGCATGTCTTGGTCCTTCCAACCGCAACAAAGACATGCTCTTCCGTCGAAGACGCCGTAAGAGCATGGCGCCAACTTTCAAGAGCGTCGTTCATGTTCTTTGATATCGCCGCACCACATCATCGATTGCCGCCAGGTTGCGGCGGATGATCGAATCTCTGGCCATTGCCGGCGATACGCAGCGTCCATACGTGGCGCGAACTTCACGCCATAGTCGATACGCCTTCCAGTTCTTCGCCGACAGCTCCCACTGCGGCGCTTCGGCGGGCGAGCCTTTCGCACAACTGCCGCATTGCAGCGGCATGCCAGGCAGGCGTCGCTGCGGCGTTTCTTGTCGCTCGGGACCTTGCCGCACCGTCACGCGGCGGCCAGTCTGCAGGTCGTACACGAACTGCTGACAGTCTTCACAGTTGATCAATGCGGCGCCGGGATGCGTTTGCAGCAACGCGACGCCGCGCGTCAGTTTCTTAGGTCGCTCGCTTCCTGCTCGCTGGCCAGGTCGCCCATCACGATATGCAGCAGCTTTTCCAGCAGCTGCGGCCGCAAGCGCTCGACCTGGGCGGCTTCGATACTGCGGGCAAGCGACCACTCGTGCAGATGCCGCGTCACAAAGGTGACAATCGCGGTGGTCGGCGATACGTCGGGCCGTTTCGCCAGTTCGTAGTAGGCCTCTTTGTCGGCATGAATCATCGGGCGATAGACGAAGTCGAGCGCTCCATGCAGGCCCGTCTGCGCCGCAATGTGCCCGGTCTCGAAATAGCCGTCGTCGATGAAGTAGTTGGTGTCGGACATGCGGTTCTCCTGTTAGGAAGCGTCGGTACAAACGACCGCCAGCTGCGGTCGATCGTTGGCCAAGTCGGCGAAAGCCTCCAGCTGATGCGTCGGCCGAGTCGGTCCTTTGCCCCGAATCGTTAGCGGCGTTTTCGGCTGTTGCACCAGCCCAAAGCTGAAGGTGAGCGTGTCGACGCCGTTGGCGTAGGCGACCTCGGCCGTGACGCCACGAGCCGCCATCTCGATCAGGTTGGTCAGCACGTCGTCGTCCAGTTCGCTGTCAAAGCGAAGCGTCACCCGACGCGGCCCTTCCGGCAGACTGGTGCGGGTTTGACTGTTGTTGAAGCGATCGAGCTCTAGGGCGTTGTCGATCGTGATCACTAGGTTGTCGACTTCGATCGTGGTCTCGTCGATCGTGACGCTCGCTTGATGATGGACGAATGGGTTCTTGGCCGAGAGCGTGCCGGCGATGCTGGGGAAGGTTCCGGCCGCTGCGGCGGCGTCGGCCAGTTTGCCTTGCAGATCGAGTTCGAGCTCTAGCAGTTCTCCCTTGCGGCTGCGGAACGTCGCCTGATCGACCTTGAGCCCGCGGTAGGTGTTGACGATGATCTTGCGATCGATGGTGGCCACCAGCTCTGGCAAGCTCTCGGCTAGTGGGAACGCGTCTTCGACTTCGGTCCCGCCCAGGATGTACGGCAACAGAAACGAAAGATCATCGGGCCGCGGTCGCAGCGAGATCGTTCCTCCCACGGCGTACGTTCCCACTTGGGCCGAGTCGCCAATCGACGCCCGGGCGCCAATCATTCCGTCCGCGCGAACGATCGTCGACTGCTTGTCGAGTTCGACGCCAAAGTGCTCGAGCTGACGCGTGGCGAGGTTGGTGGCATGCTGCGGGCCCAAGCCCAACTGCGTTTGAAAACCAGAAACGTGCGTAATCGACATGATCTACCCCTCGTAGGCGAAACAACGAATGATGAGCGCGCTGGCGTCGTACTGTTTGGCGAAGGCGGCGGGAAGCGCGACTTTCCCCGGTTCGCACCGGGTGCGAACCACCCCGCCGGCCGTGATCGGCGATTTGTCATGAAAAGCGCGGCGAATCGCTTCTCGCCAGATGAGCAACGTCCCCAGCGCCTGCTTGCCGAGCGTCTGATTGCTCGCCGCCACCAGGCAAACTTCAAACCCATACCCGATTTCGCTTCGCGCGTTCGAGCCTTCGCTCGCTAGCGTTTCGGTCACCGGACAGACGAAGATGCCGCTGGTCATCTCGCCACTGCTGGGGTTAAACGGCCATTGCTGCTGACGAACGTTTTCGCCAGAGACGCCCTCAAGCTCTAGATCCAAGATCTGGGCGTATACGGCGTCCCAAATGGTTTCAAAAGCGCTGGGCATAAGGTTCTCCGTAGGATCCAACACTAGCCCGCTGCGCCAGCGAGGGAATGCGTTCGGAAATGTGTAATGACTAAGCCCTAATGTCTAAGACGAAACTTCAGGATATGAATCATTCGTTCCTTGCAACCGCATTCCCTCGCTGGCGCTGCGGGCTAGTATCTGGATTTCACTCAGGTCACGTGGCGGATGCACAAGCATCGCCATTGCGTTTTCCACTGGGCGCCGGCGACCGCTTGAATGGTCCACCTGGCGCCGCCGCTTTGCGTGATCACGCCGCCGCCGATTGGCTTCTTGCCTTCCAGCGTCGCGTCCCAGACCACGAACGTGGCGTAGTCGTTTTGCAGGGCGGCCCGGCCATCGACGTTGGCGAGCGCCGTTTGGTCAGGCTCGATCAGGCGAGCCTTCACGCCGGTCGTTTCTCCGGTGGCGTCGGCATAGGCGACTTCCTCGATGTCGCCGAACGCTCGCCAGTTGTCTTTCAGGGCGTCGTAGTAGCTCATGCCAAGCGTCCTTGTCGTTTGACCGTCCACGGGCCGTGAAAGAGTGCAAGCGACCTTTCGATTTGCTCCAGCTCTTCGTACAGGCTTTTTCGATACGCAACCTGCCGCACATGATCGCCACCGCCGGAAGTATCGGGTCCGCCGCCGATCTCCCCTTCGGTAAGGGCGGCGATCTGCAGCAGGATCGCGTCGCGGCGGGTCTGGAGCGCTTCGAGTTGTTGCAATTTGGTAAGGGTCATGTCGGTTCCTGCTGAACAAGAAGAAAAACGTGTGCCACTGCTGGCTTGCCCAGCAGTGCGAACCTGCCGCCAAGGTCAACCGCATTCACTGCCGGACGATCTAGCAGTGGCACACGCGATCTCTACGTGGAAATAACCTTGGCGTACGGGTTGTACGCTTGGGTGCTTTCGATCTTCAGTTGGGCGAAGGCGATGCTGATCGCTTCCGCTTCGTCGATGGCGGTGATCGGGCTGACGACTCGCGGTCCGCCGTTGCCGCTCCGCAGGGTCACCTCGTAGTCGCGAACGATCGCGTGCTTTCCTTGCGAGCGAAGCCAAGCACGGACATTTCGCACGTCGGCCGGCACCTCACGCTGGTGGATTCGACCGCTGGCCGACTTCGTTTGGGCGGCGCCTTGTTGCGACTGCTCTAGCAAGACCAGCTCTTCGTCCAGCAATTGCCGCTCAGCGGTCAACTCGGCCCGCAGCTGAGCGAGTTCGGCCCGCTCGGCCGCCAATTCGTCTTTGGAATTCTGTTGCGTCATAGGGTTCTCGGTTGGAGAAGGGATGTCTTACCGTGTGCCACTGCTGGCTTGCCCAGCAGTGAATCGATTTTCTCGTATCGTTTGGTGAGAAGCTCGAAAGCGAGGCCCACTGCTGGACAAGCCGGCAGTGGCGCCCGAGCCGCTTTCAATCGACGCTAGCTGGTCGACTTCACCACCTTGCGAGGTTCTTTGACCGCCATCACGCCTCGTTCGCTGATCTTGAACTGAACGGCGATGTCGCGGGTCATTTCGAGATGGCTGCCGGTCGGGGCTTCGACCGCTTCCGGCGCCCAGTTCTCGACGTAGGCGAAGGCGCCTTGGAAGTCGCCATAGAACCAACTCGACGGCGATCCAGTTCGCGACTGCACGTATTCGTTGCTCCGAATCTCGTAGTCGCGCGGCAGCCGGTTCCCCTGCACGATCGTTTCGCGATCGCCGCTGGTCTCGCGAACCTCGGTCGCATTGAGGATCGCCTTCGCCTTCCACTCGAGCGACTTCGGGCAGACCAGCTGCGTTTTGCCAAGCACGATCGGCTCGCCATCTTGCGGGTCGGTCATCGCCTGGAACTTGTCGTGCACCGCGACCAGCGACTCGTAGTCGGAGAGCGCGTTCGACGCGACCAGGTTGTCGAAGTCATGGTCGCCGGCGGCCGAGCCATAGGTGTCGATCACCGGGCGATTCTTGCGGCGGTACGAGTTGACGATTCCCAAACAGGTGTCGAGGATTCGCTTCTCGCGATTGACCGCCAAGATCATCGCCGCTTCGCCGGCGCGACGCAGCACCATGCCGGTCGTGTCGAAGAAGATCGCCTCGCGGGTGATCGGCACGATGAAGCCGTACTTCTTCGTCTCCGGCGACATCACCCAATCTTCGGCCAGGCTGACCGTCGGATAGTCGTGCCCTTCCTTCACCTCTTGAGCATGATCGCCAAGCATCGTCATCCCGGCGAACTTTTCCCATTGGTGGGTCGACGGAATCAACTCGACCAGCGACATGCCGATCAGCTCCGGCTTGTTGAACTCCTCCATCATCCGGGTATAGAAGACCTGGCCAATCAAGTTGGCGAACGCCGCGCTGCGGACGCCCGACTCGTAGATACGATGGCCGGTGACGCGGCCATCCTTCGTATCGCGCCAGCTGTTGACCATTTCGCGGCCGCAGCGTTTGCCCATGCGGTCGGTGACCGTCGCTTCAAAGATGCTGCGGATGCTGATCTCGTCGGCGCGCAATTGGCCCGAACGAAGCGCCCCCTTCAGCGCGTCCATCGCCGGGTTGGGGACTTCGTCGTAACTGATCGACTCATGAACGCCCATCCGCCGACAAACGGCTTTCCGCTGACGTTCGCCAACTTCAAAATCATGGGCCAGTTCGAGATAGTTCATGGAATACTCCGGGGGAGGTTTTTAGGTGTAGTTCGTTCTCTTGGGCGCCACTGCTGGCTGGTCCAGCATTGGCACACAGCTTCTTGGCGTGAACAGACTGGTGGCCGCATTCCCTCGGCTCGCGCCTCGGGTTAGTTTGGGACTACGTCGTGACGCCGAAGGCGATGGCGTCGAGGTAGAAGACTTCTTCCGCCGCACTGCCGGTTTGACCGCCGCAGAGGACGTTCATCTCGGTCGCGCCGCTCAACGGGACTTCGTGCGTGATCGGTTCGTTCAGGTTCGACGTCGCCTTGGTGCAGACGTGACCGTCGATCAGAAAGACGAACCGCCCGTAGGCGCCGCCGGGCAGGACCTCGAACTGGATCTCGAAGTCGGCCATTTCGCTCGACGCGGCCGTAATGCCGGTGTCGTCGACGTACTGCGTGCTGCCGGCCGAGCTGACGCACTTCCAGGTCGTTTCGCCATCGACCTTGTAGATCATGGCGCCACAAAAGTTGCCGGCCGGTCCGCCGCCGTTTGCCGCCAAGATGGCGCCGACGGCGGCGTTGTTCATGCAGCCGATCGCGACGGCGCTCGCGACATTGGCGCCTGCTTCGCTGTAGCGAAATTTCGACTTCAAGACGAAGGAGCGATCCATCTTGATCACCTCGCCTTTGGTCGCCAGGTAGCAACCGTCGTTATCGGCGGCCGACGTGGCGCCGGTGGCGATTCGCAGCACGCCGCCCGACGCATCGGTCACCGCGATCGCCGAAGAGGCGTTATCGCCCAGCTTCTCGAAGACGTCGGTATCGAGACCAAAGCAGTGATCCGCATAGGCGGCCTGAAAACCGAGCCCGTAAACGGGACTGTTGGGGTGAAGCGTTTGAGGCATATTTGTAGTCCTAACTGAAACAGGGGTTTGCTTGGTTGGTGAATTGCCGCCCCGGCGTAGGGTCCGCTGTGCGGACCGAGAAGCGCCGGTTGACTGGTTTGGCAGAGTTGGTTCGCAGGGCGTGGTCCGCACAGCGGACCCTTCGGCTCTAGTTTTTCCTTTCCCCTCTCTACTTACTTCCCAATCCCCACGCGGCGTACATTTGCTCGCGGGTGCGGTGGAGCGGTTCTGCTTCGGGCGAATGCGACTCCCAGACCGGGATTTCGCCGCCAGCGATCGGAGCGAACGCCGGGCCGATGTCGCTCGCGGCGACGTGAGCTTCCATCTCGGCACGACTGGTCATCGCTTGCAATTGAGTTCGCAACGGCGAGTCGCTCGGCAGCCCGGCCGATTCCAGCACCGCGGCGGCCCATTGATCGCGTTCCAGCAGATCGAGCCGCCGCGTCACTCGGCGAAGCTCGACCAGCAAGCGGCGGCTAACGCTTTCCTGGGCCGATTGCGCCGCGGCGATCGGTTCGCCGCTTTGCAGCAGCAGCTGCTGCGCTTGCCAGATCGCGTGCAGCACGTCGGCCGAATCGCCCGCGTCGAGCGCCGCGATCACCGCCGCGCGAAAGTTGGCCAAGAGCGTCTCTTCGAGCGGCGCGTCGATTTCTTCCCACGGTCGCTCAAGCAGCGGCTGCTGGCCGATCTCTACCGTTTCCAGCTTCGCCAGCACGTCGTCTCGCGCCGGGTAGGCGGTCGCGTCGAGTGACGCCAGCCGCTCTGCAAGGGTCGCTGTCATACCAGTTCGCTCCGATTCAAAAATGCCGCGGGCCGTCGCCGGTTCGCCTACCAGGTCGACCGAACGAACCGCGATGATCTTGGTGACTTGAAACACGCCCGCCTCGTCGACATAACCGTCGATGTCGGCGTCATGCGACAGGCCAAACGTCTCGGGAAAGCGCTCGGCCCGCTCGCAAACCAGCTCGGCCAGTTGATGCGACTTCAGGAAATGGAGATCGCCGTAGAGGGCGTCCGCCTGTCGCTTCACGTTCCGCAACACGCCAAAGCCGGCCAGAAACGACCGCTCTTCGCCGGGGGCGAAACCATGGTCAATGTTGACCTTCACCCCTTCGTACAGCAGCGCTGCGCTGTCGAGCGCCGCCGAATAGTTGCGGCCGTTCCGCGAGAGTGGACCGCAGATCTGCACCTGGCGGATCACGCCATCTTCGCGATCGACTTGCCCCGAGGTTTGGGTGACGCCGACCGCCTCTTTGACGCGTAGTTGTTTGGGTGTAGACATATTTTCTCCTGGGGAGGCGTTGTGTTGGTTCGTCGTCGCGTGTGCCACTAGCAATGGTTGCGTTGTGGATCGATTGCAGGCTCACACTGCTCGACAAGCCGGCAGTGGCGCACGTTGAATGGGCTGATACAGAATGGTGGCCGCATTCCCTCGGCTTGCGCCTCGGGTTAGTGTTGAGATTCCTCGTTCGCTTCGTTCCGTCGCTCTTCGTCCAGGTCGAGATCGAACCGGCTGGCTAACGTTCGGCGCGACATGACGCCGCTTTCTCGCAGCGACTGCGCGACGCGGAGTTCCTTCTCCTTGTCGCGCACCGCGGGGGAGGTCGCTTCGATCGTCATCGCCAACAGCCGCCGAATCTGTCGCCAGGCGAAACCGCAGCGGCGGAAACGGCCTTGCTCGAAGTAGATCCGCAGCACTCGCCACAGCAGCGTTTCAAAGGCGGTGATGTATTTCTGTTGGGCCGATTCGATCGCTCGGGTGAATGGGGCGCCCGCTTCTAGGATTGACGCGTAGTTGTTGTTCGACGCGTCGCCGCTGATCATGTGCTCGGGCATGCTCCAGCGAACGCCGGTCGCGCGGCGCATCGCCTGCAAGATCTGCACAAAATTGCCGGCCTGCGCGCCTGCCATCGGACCAGCCTGAAACTCGCGGCCGAAGGTGTCGATCACCTCGCCGTTGCGCCAGTTGCTAGCCGCGAAGGTGGGATTGTCGCCGGCTAGCGAAGGCCCACCGGCTAAGCTCTCGATCGAGCCGCCGCTCGGCAAACTGCTGGCGTTCTTGATGATCAAAGCGATCGACGCTTGGATGCCGGCGCCGGTTCCCATCCGGCTCAGCAGTTCGGTCGCGCCAACGATTCGCCCGCTGACCGGATAAAAGTCGCTCAGCCCCCGCTTCACATGCCGCGGCACATTTCGCTTCAATTGCAGAAAACGAGACGGCGGGTAAAAGCTCCACTGCTCGGCGTCGCCATTCCAACGAACGAAGTAGCCATACACGTCGCTCGCGTCTCCTTGCCGGGTGGCGACGCCATACCGCCAGTCGAGCGGATGCGAGAGTCTGTGCCGCCGACGCAACTCTTCTTCCAGCAGTCGCGGATCGAGCGGCTGGGTCAGCCAGGCCGGTTCGACATGCCGGGCCCGTACGCCGTCGGCGTCAGCTTCGAGCGCGATCAGCAGTTCGCCGTCGACGATCGAGTCTTTGACCAGCTCCTCCTCAAAGCCGAGCTCCCACTCATTGCGGGCGAGGAACTCCTCCACGCACCGCCGCGCCTCGTCTCGCAACAGGTCGACGCTCGCCGATTTCTCCGTCGCGTTGACCGCGTACGTAAAACCGGTGTGCACGACGTAGTGGACCAGGTTGCCCAAGACCCCTACCGCCGTTTCGTCTCCGTCCGCCAAGGCGCGTGCGATCCCGCGAAAGAGCGCGAGTTCCGCTTCCGATCGAAAGACCGGCCCATAGTGGCCATCTTTGCGATTGGTCGCCACATCCGGCGTCGCCCAAGATTCCAGGCTGACGGATTCATAGAAGTCGATCGGCCGCTGGACAGCCCGACCGTGAGCAAGACGAACGTCGCCTAAAGACTCGCGGACCTGCTGCGGACGAGACGCGGCTTCCACCAAGTGATCGCGAAGCGGCTGCAAGCGACTCCGAACTTCGATTTCGGCTCGCAGCTCTTGCTCGCGGGACACCCAGCTTTGGGATTCTTCTTGCATGAGTATTGCTCGGTTTTGATTACTTGTCCGCCGATGAATATCGGGCAAATGCCAATGACGAATCCGATCAAGAGTGAGGCAGTCGATCCGGCGGCTTCTCGATCATCGCGCCGGTATTCGAGGAGAATTCCGTGCGCTTTGTCAACCAAATTTCTCGAATCCTTCGCACCATCGAAACGCACCACACTAGCCCGCAGCGCAAGCGAGGGAATACGCGTTCCACTGGCATATAAGCTTGAACCTTGGCCACCAAAGTCGCTGCAAAACCTCTCGGTCGTGCACGATCGTTTCCCAATCGTGCGGCGGTATTCGATGAAAATCCCGTGCGCTTTGTCAAGCAAGTCTTCGCCTTTGTCGCGACGTCGTTTCGACATTTTTTCATCACCGCATCTTCTCCCCTCGCGCAGCGCACCTTCGACGCCTGCGCGCAAGACGAGTCGGCCGTCAACGCCTCACCCCGAATCCGCTGCACCGTCGACGGCGAGACATACATCGCCTTGGCGACCTTACGGACCGACATCCCTTGCGCCAGCAATTGGCCGATCCGCGTTCGCGTCGCTTCCGCCAGTTTTCGTCCCCGGTTCTCCATCAGTGATTACTCCCGTGCAGAATGCGAGCCAACAGCGAAATCCCCATCTCCAGCGCGTCCGGCCCGTCGTCGTAAGCGCCGACCGGAAAGTCTTTCAGTTGCGACACGAGCAGCTTCGCGCCGCGACTGTCCGCTTTGAAGTGCAACTCTCCCCGCGAGAGAAACGGCGTCAACGTGCGACGAATCCTCGTTCGCTTGTCTTCGTGATGCGTCTGGCCGTAGATCGGCAGCGGGCGCTCGCGACGTTTGGTCAGCTCCTCGATATTGCACCGCAACAGCTCTTGAAACTGGTTCGTCTCGACGATTAGCCCATCGGGGTTGAACGCATCGCACAACGCGCACGCCTTCTCCGCGATCTTGCGGACGTCCCGCCGCTCAATATCGGCGTCAACGTAGACCTGGCCGTCATAGGTCACTGCCAGCAGCACGAAAGCGCTGTAGTCCGACTTGTCGCTCTTCCCTTTCGACGGATCTAGCCCGATCACGCGATGGCGAATCTCTTCCTCGGCCGGCCACTTTTGGAACCAAAAGTCAGGCGTCTGAAAGTAGAGCCCCGAGAATTCGGCGCCGGCGATGTCCAGGAACTGCGCTCGGTACTCTTGATCGAACGACGCCTGGCCGAGGTCCAACAGCGCCGCGTCGAGTTCGGCTTGGTCGATCAACTTGTTCTCGCTGGTTGGGCATTGCCATGATTTGTAGTTTGGGTCAACGCCATCCAGTTCCAACTGCTCTTTGATCCAGTTCGGCCCGTTGGGGGTCGTCAAAAACATCGACCAGCCCCGCCGATCCGACAGCGCCGGTCGCAATGCGTCGGACCAGACTTCTTTGTTTACGAAGGCGAACTCGTCGCCGATCATGCCGTCGAGTCCATCGCCGCGCAAGCTGATCGGCGCGGCGGCCGTCTTGATCGTGATGCTGCCGCCGCTGGGATGTTCGATTCGACATTCGCTTTTCGAGTATTCGAGCCCGCTGCGGATGAAGGCCCGCACAATGTCCCGTTCGATCTTCTTCGACTGCGCGAAGGTCGGCGCGACCCAGTACAAGTTGCCGCCGTCGACCATCCCCTTGCGATGTCCGGGGCCTGCCGGATCGCCATGCCCAAGAATCGCCGCGATCAACCCGGCGCCGGTCTTGCCCCAGCGACGTCCGCAGATCACCCGCTTGTGGCGATGCGGATCGCGGAGGATCGGCAGTTGATGCGGCAGCGGCCAGGGAACCTCAATCACGCGACGTCTCCCGGTCTGCGAAAGATGCTTTCTCACTCGCGGGCTCAAACGTCTCATGGGCGTCGTTTCCAAAGAAGTTCTTGTTGCTTTCGGTTGTCGGCGGAGACTCTTCGCCGCCGGTCAGCGAGTCGATCTCTACGAGCAAGAGCGTCCGATCGAGATTGAACTCGCACAGTTTCAACACAAACGCAGCGGCGGCCTGTCGATCCCGCAAACTGAGCTGATCGTTCTCAAGCGTGGTTCGCACCAGATCAACGCACAGCTGACGCAGCTTGTCGTCGACCGCGAAACCCTTTTGATTCTCGATCCGCAGCAGCCGCCGGCTGTTTCGCCCGCGCGCAGCTTCTTCGCTGATTGACGTTGGCTGGCTCATACCGCCTCACGGAGTTATGTAGAAAGATGAAATCCATTTGGCTCGAACACTAGCCCGCAGCGCAAGCGAGGGAATGCGTTGGAAAATGTCAAATGACGAAGCCCTAATGTTTGAGGGAAGACCTCGAAATCCGAACTAGTCATTCGTGATTTGACATTCCTCTTTGCTTGCAGCCGCTTTCCCTCGCTTGCACTGCGGGCTAGCGTCGTGTTGGTTTGAGCTTCGTCAGCTCGCGGCGTTCTTCGATGGATCGCATCTCGCGTTCCAGTACTTCCGGATCGTAAGTCGTCCAGGTTTCGCGCTTTCGGGGAGCGTAGACCTTGCGCAGTTGCATCAAGTCGCGCCAGTAGCAGACATACTGATCGCGGCGCCAGTCGCGGGTTGGCAACTGAGCGTCGCTATTGATCAGCCGCCAGGCCCGGATTTGAAAGCGGTCGCGATCCCAGTCCCAAAAGATGATCTGGTCGATCACATGTCGGCCTTGTTCGTCAAAAAAGTGATTCACTTCGATCAAGTCGACGCGATCGATCGTCGCCGCTTGTACGGGAATCGCCGCCAATATCAGCAAGAGAGTCGCCATTGTCCGTCTCCTTCTACCTAGAACCGCCTCCGCCGCCCGCTACTGCGCCAAGATCTTGGTTACCTCGCTCGCCTTCGTCGGCCGCGTTTGTTTCGGCTTGTCCCCCACATAATGAAAGACCGCCAGCGCCGGTAGCGTCCGCCGCGAACCCATCACCGTCCGAGCGGTCGCGCGATCGGCGTCGTAGTCAACGATCACCAACGACGCCGAGGGGAGCTTGTCATCACGCTGCAGCGTCAACAGTTCACGCTTCATCGCAGGACAATAAGGGCACCAGCTGGCCGTCACCATCACCACCATCGGCCGCCGCTGACTCTTGTAAAGCGCATAAGCGTCGCGATACGAAATCGGCTGCGCTGGCGCCACTTCCGGCGTCGGCGCTATCGGCCCGATCAAGTCGGGCACATCTTTCACCACCGACGCATATGCCAGGCAAACCGCCGCCTTGGCCCGAGCCCCATCGTCCGCCGCAGCAATCGCCGGCGTCGCCAGCAACATCACCATGTAGGTCAGGCCTCGGCCTGACGACCGAACGAGAAACCACGACACCAACTTCATTACGTCACCTAACGTTGAGGGAATTTCAAAGTCCGACACTAGCAGTCCGTTGATTTTCTCGACGGACTGCGTGATCGCATGGATGCGATCCCAAAATAGCGACGTAAGTCGTTATTTTGCGAGCCGCGAAGAGCTACGCTCTGAGCCTGGCGAGGTTGGAAAATGCCACGATGGCATTTTTCAACAGGCAGCTAGCTCGCAGCGCCAGCGAGGGAATGGGTTCGGAACTGTCGAATGGCGAAGCCCTAATGTCCAAAGGAAGACACTTCGTTCCGACATCTGATTTTCCTTGCAGCCGCATTCCCTCGCTGGCGCTGCCGGCTAGTGTTTTGCTTACCAGCCTTCGGCGTGATCGATGTCGTCGCCGTCGTGCAGCAACAACTCACGGGTCGGCGGCGAGTAGCTCATCATTGCGTGCGGCGGCGCGAAGCTTTCTCTCGGCGGGCCGTCGCGCATTCCTTTGTCGATCATCCAATTGGTCAGCGCCCGCACGAAGCGTTTGCCGAGGCTGTCGCGCTGCACGTCGGTCGGCACGGGGCCGTTCAGCACATCGTCCGCCTTTTCCAGCAGCAGCAACCCAGACAACACCAACACGCAACCAAACAAACCAGCGGTCAAGATTTTCATCACAGCACCTATAAACTGAGAGCAAAGATGGAATCGTCCTGTGATGCACGCTGCACCCAGGCGGCATGATCCAATTCACGAAACGGGAACCCGTCGTACCCGCTGACCGAGAACGAATCGTTCTGCCGCAGCATTCGATCGACGGTCGCCTGGTCGACCCAGAACGAACCGTCCGGCATATCGTCGGGCCACTTCGGCCCGCTGACCCAAGTCGGGCCCCAACTGTTCAAGCAAAGCAGCCCGGGGCGATCGTGCCGCACGCCGATAAAGCACATGCAGTGCGACCAACTGCCCGACGGGCGGCAAAACCCTTGTTCATCTCGCTTGCTGCTGAACCCCTGGCCGCTGCAAACCGGCACCGGATAGCCGCTTTGAATCGCCGCCGCCGCTTCTTCAAACGTGCTGACCAGGGCGACGGTCCGCACCGGGCTTTTCTCCGCTTCGCGATCGAGCTGGCCGCCATCGTGCTGACCGCCATTTCCATAATTGCCCCAGTCTTTGGCGCGGCGCGATGAATATTCGGACAGGTCGACCGACGGGTATGCCTGGCGAAAGATCAGACCGTAATCCCGAACCCATTTCGCCGCGGCCCCTCCATAGCTGCCGTCGCTGTAACCGCCGCGGGTCACCCCACGAGCTTCGACTCGCGAGCCGCCATAGATCGACTCGGTCGCGACCGGGCGCCACTCGGCGCTGTCCCCCTGACAGTACATGATCGCCAGGTGAATATCGCAGGCATGCGCCCAACCCCAGCTGACGCAATCGCCGATCCCTTGTCGGCCCACCTGCCAATCGACGCCAAACGTATCGCGGTGCGCCTTGTAAAGCGCCCGGTAGAGCAGCGCGTCATGCGGCGGACCGCGCGGCGCGAATAGTTGCGGCGCCGCCTGTCGCAGTTTCGGCTGCGGCAGCGTACTCAAAAACCGTCGCGTTTCATTCGGCCGCGGCTTGTAGCCGAACAACGCGACCGCCGGCTGCCGTTTACCAGGCAAGACGTCGGGCGAAGGTTTCACTGGGCGAACCTCGCCCTGCGTTTCGTCGCTCACTTCTTCCGGCACATCGGACGGATTCTCGCGAGCCGCGAAGTAGGCGAGCCCGCCGATCGTGCCGAGCAGCACGAGCAGCAGTACTTGCCAGCGTTGGCTTGGTGGATGGTTGTTGTCTTTTGGCATTCGCGCTTCTTTCGTCATTGGAGTTTCGACATTCGTCATTGGCTTTTGGCCGCACTGCCTCGCTAGTGCTGCGGGCTAGTGCTGACCTCTTGTAGGGTCCGTTGTGCGGGCCGGGCGCCGCTTGATCGCTTCGATTGCGGGTGGTTGCTCGATCGTGACGCGTGGTCCGCACAGCGGACCCTACGGGTGGTTACGCTTTCCAGTGGTTACGCTTTCCAGTGGTTACGACTTCCAGCGGAGGTACTCGGCGGCGTAGCGGGCCGACTTGGCCAGTTGCCGATAGGCGTTGATCCAGTTGCGGCGGCGATCGTCGGACAGTCCACCGCCATCGACGCCCAGCCGCGCGTCGAGGTACGTTTTGATCTCGCCGCCCAGACGCGGATACTTGGCGGCATAGCTGCCCCCGCTCAGTTGCGTTTCGCGGGCGATCATCCGCAGGTTTTCTAGCTGCACTCCGCTGCGCAGTTGCGGTTGGCTGCGAGCGGCGTCGTACTCGATCACGGCGGCGATCGAGTCGCACAACTCCGCAAACCGCTGGGCATCTTGGCTCGCCTCGTTGTGGGCATCGCTTTCGCGAAACGCCGCCAACAAGTCAGGTTCGCCGGGGTTTTCGGGCGGCGGCGTGATCGTCGGCAGCAAGTCGAACTGCGAGAGCCCGGCCGCCGCCAACATCGCCGCCATCAGCAGGAAGCAGACGTTAGGTTTCATCGTTGGGCGCCTCCATGATGAGATGCTTCACCAGATCGAGCCCCGCCTGGCGAATCTCTTCGCTCGACGCGCCGCTGGCGATCAGCACCGGGCGAACGACGCAAAACCAGGCGCGAAACGCATCGACCGGATTGGGGCCCGGCGAATCGCGCTCGGGCTGCGGATTCTTCGCGATCAACTTCACAGGGAGCGGCGCCGGCGCCGGACCGCCGCTGCTGGCCGGCGCTTTTAGCGCGGGGGCCCAGACGAGCGAAACGAGACCGAGCGCGCCAAACGCCGCCGCCGCAATCAGAAACAAATTAAGCACGGAATTGCTCCAGGTTTTGGGCGTAGAGAGCTTCGATCAAACCGGCGGCGATCGTCAGGATGATGCTGCGCGTCGCCGAGCGGACGTACGGCAGCTTCATCCAAAACAGCCAGGTCGGCAGCGGAACCTGGGCGACGACGTAATCCCAAAACGCGCCGACCCACTCCAGAACCGCCGCCTTCTTTTCGGCGCCAGGGTTCAGCAGTTCTTCTTTGGCGGCCAGCATCGCGCCATGGATGAACGTCAAAAATGCCTCGCTCAGCGCGTCCCAACTGAAGCCGGGTCGCAGCTTGGCCTGAGCTTCGGCGAGTAGTTCAGACAACTTGTCAGTGAAGGTCGTGACCATTCAACGTCGCTCCGAAATAGGTTGGTAAAGGGAAAGCGGCGGCCGGTCGGCGCATACCGCCAGCGGGACGGCGACCTACGCGCCGTTTTTCGCTACGAAAATGGGAATCGAACCAAGAAGTGCGGCTTAGAGCGCCTGCTCGAAGCTGCGGGTTTTGAAGTCGCGGACCAGTTGCCGTACGCTGTCGCGCACCTGGCTGGCGCGGGTCGTGTTGATCGCCGGCACTTCGAGCAGCTGCTCGTAGGTAACGCCTTGCAGATCGCCGACGGTCGTGATGTGCACGCTTTTCAAAGCGGTGATGACCTGCGGTTCGAGACTGAGTCGGGCCAGCGGCACTTCCCGCGGCTGCGCGAATTGACGGATCAACTCGCGGCGTTCCGACCGCACCTCTTCCAGACAGCGAGCCAAGATCGACTGGGCGGCGGAGAAGTTCCCCTGCGCCAGCTGCATTTCAATCTGCCGAGCGACAACCTCCGCTTGCGCGGTCGTAATACGGGTCATGACGGAACTCCGGTGAGGGGATGGAATGGAAAAAACGCACACTAGCCCGCAAGCGAGGGAATGCGTTAGGATTTATCGAATGACCATGCTTGAAGGCCTTCTTCGTAGGGTGGGTGCAGCAAGCGCGCGCCATCCCTATCTCGCATGACGCGCGACTCGCTTGCGTAACCCACCTTTGCTTGGAAGCCGCATTGTTGGGTTTCGCTGCGCTGCACCCAACCTACGACTCGAGTCGCGTTACGACCGATAGTGGAACGACGCCACCGCGCGGCCGAGGGAAACTTTCCAATCGGGATGCTCGCGGAAGAATCCGCTGGCTCGGCGGCCGGTTTTCTTGAGGTTGTGAAACTCCCACTTCGGCGATGCGTTACAGTGATGGATCACTGCCGGGTGACTGCCGCTGATCGAGACGAGCTGGGCCTCTTCTTCTTCGACCAGGTGAGCCGCGACGCCGTCAAGCAATGCTCCGCCGATCCCCATCCCTTGAAAGCTGGGGAGCGTCACCAGTCGCGTGACGCGAAACGCATCTTTGCGAAAGTGATTCAGCACCGCGCAGATCGCCACCGGCTGCTGATCCAGCGTCGCCACAAACGCCCGGGCGGCCGGATTAAGCCGCGGATCTAGATAGTGATGCTTCGCAAACAGCGGCCAGTGCTGGTGATTGCCGGCGCGAATCTGTAAATCGAGTTGCGGTCGCCGAAGACGCCTCCGGGTGAGTCGTCCACTTTCCATATCGGCCACCCAATCGGGCTGCAGCCAGCGGGCGATGTCGCGGTGACAGGTAACCGCCACAAACTGCTTGTCGATATGCCCGGCGTCGATCGACTTGCGGAGCGCGGCCGAGCCGATCTGCGCGGTCCGCCGGTCGACGACGCTCGTGTATTCGTCAAACGCGACCAGCGAATCGCTTGAGGAGAGCGACATTGCCAGGTCGGCGCGAAACTGCTCGCCCGTGGACAACACGTGATGCGGTTTGCACCACGCCGGCGGCGAACTGAGCCCCACCGAGATCAGCAGGCGGACGATCTCACGGGTTTCCAGCGGCTCGGGAAACGCATCGACGATCGCTTTCCGCTTCGGCCAGCGAAAGCCGCGATAGACTTGCGAGCCGAACGCTTTGGCGGCGATCGACGACTTGCCCGAGCCCGAGCGTCCGACGATCAAGCCGACCTGCCAATCGTCGTCCAGCGGCAACTCAATTGCAAAACGATCGGTCAGCTTTTCGTCGAGCGACACGTCGAACATGCCGCTGACCATCTGCACCCGAAACGAATCGGCGACGCGACACGATACTACAGACTCAACAACCGACATTGGTATCCTTTCGCTTTCAGTTCGACGAACAACTGACGCTGCTGACGTTCGCTTTCGCACTCGGCGACCACTTGATACAGCGGCGGACAAGTCTTCGATTTCGTTGATTTGGGGACGAGCTTGGCCGCTTTGCGGGCAGGCGGCTTCTTCGTCAT